ACTAAAATGGAAGGTGATTTCTCAACTGGAAACGTGAGATACAAAGCTAGAGAAAGATACGTCTTCGGATGTTCTGACCCTAGAGGTATCTTCGGAGTTGAAGGTAACTAATCAATAAATTAAGAGGCCGCCTAAAAACGGCCTCTTTCTTAACTATAACAGGTGTGATCATGAAAAAATTCCTAGTAAATATCAATGCGTATCAATACCACGCTAAATTTGAAGTTTCAGCTGAAGATAGCGTGGAATCTATTGAACAATCTATTGTTGACAAACTGGGAGAAAAAGTTGTAAAATGGGATTATCTTGGAGAAATGATGGATCCCAGGATTAAACGAATAACCTATGAGGAGGTTGTTGATGGTACAAGAAATGTACAAACAAAAAAGGTCCTTGGAGTTGAAGTGGCAGTTGGAGTATGAGCAAAGTGGTAAATATACTCTTAATATGGTCCAAATTGATAATGCTATTAAAAGCACTATCAATGAGATCAAACTCGAAGAGGCTAAAATTGCAGATAGAGAAAATGCAATTGTTAATGCTGCCCCCGAAGTTTCTGTGGCTACTTAGATAAACGCCACATCGCTGAAATCGTACATTTCCTGTAGGATCGCTTGCACTCTACTCAAATCTAATATATAAATTATTCACTATACAATTAAAAATGATATGTAGACGCGTATAGTCGACGGCCTAGAGACTATATATCAGAAACTAGGAGGATAAAATTATGGCAAGAACAAACTTTTCTGGACCTATCAATGAAGGTAATGTCCAGCAAAACAATCAAAGCTCGACAACAACTTACAAACCGGGCTTAACAAGAAACGTAGGATTCGTTCAAGCAGGTCAATCTTTTTGGCTTGATCACAACGCATTTACGGTAACGGGTGCAGGGGTTGCTAATCTAGCAGCGGCAGCACAACCAACAGATGGTAATATGGTTTTAACTGGTGATGCAGCTACAATCGGAACTACTATCTTACCAGCTATTAATGGTTATGGTGGAGCAGCGCAGATTACAATTACTTCTGCAGGAGACGATCGTAACAATGAAATGGTTTTAACAGGAACTGATATTTACGGTTTACCGCAAACAGAAACTGTTCAACCTATGGCTAATGCTACTACGGTACAATCTACTAAAACTTTTGCAACTCTTACAAGTGCACAAGTTAACTTAACATCTAGTGGAGCGGCTCAGCAACCAGCTGGAAACGTTTCTCTTGGTGTTTTAGCAACAGATAAAATGACTGTACTTTTACAATCAACTTACAATGGTTTTCCAGGAGTTGGTTTTGGTACTGCAGGTTATCAACCAAGTGGAACTTATGGTTCAACTGTCCAAAGTAACTTAGCAAACAATATTGTAATTCCGAGAAACTCGAGAATTACGAATATTTCGTTAATTACTGTTGAAGACCCAGGTCAGACAGCAGCGTTTGAATTTGGAGCTAACATCGGTCAATCAAGCACAACTAATACACACGACCTAAACTACTTTACAACTACATCAGCTAGTTTAAGAGCAGTTGGTCAGTATAATTTAGGTGGAGCTGGGGGAGCTGGTGGTTTAGTTCCTGATCATGCTAATTGTATGAACACTTCATATGGAGACACTAATCCATATGCAGCTGATAAATTAGTAACAGTTACATGTGACTTTGGTGCAGCTATCACTGCAGGTGAGTGGATGATTAATTTCACTTACTTACAAGGTGTTAACGGTACTAACTAATAAGTTTTAACTAAGGCCCTTCGGGGCCTTAGTATAAAATAAGAGGAGAAAAAATTATGAGTAATGTAACAGCGATAAAGTCACTTTATATGGCGCCTTTAAGTGCTAGTACAAATAATGTATCAGCGAATGCAACAACTGCAGGAACAACACCTCTAACTTTAGCATCTACAGCCGCGGGCTTTGCTGAATGGGGTAACGTAGCAGCTACATTAAAATTTACATCAGGGAGTGCTACAACAAATGCTATTGTGTTTACAATTGTCGGCACAGATAAAGATGGAAAAGCTGTAACTCACGAACACACGGGTCCAGGAGGAAGTTCAAATAATGATACAAGTATTACTTTTACTTCAGTCACAAGTATTTCAAAACCGTCAACTTCTACAAGTTTATCTGTAGGTACAAACGCTTCAGGCGCAGGTCCTATTTTTGCTGGTAGAACAAGATTAAGAGGAATGCACGTCCATGCGGGTGCAGGCGCAGTAGGGTTAATTGTGAGAGACGCATCCACTACAGGAACAATCGGTTTGCATTTGGGAATTCCGGCAGGAGCTACACTTCAAACAGATCCGTATATTCCAGATAATGGAATTTTATATCCTAATGGTGCGTATACTGATGTCACAGGATTGGGTTCGGCTACATTCTTCTACGATGGATAGGAGGGTAAATGGCAAACACTACTTCAGGTACTACAACATTTGATAAGAACCTTTTTATTGATGATATTATAGAAGAGGCTTATGAAAGATGTGGACTTAGAGGAGTTGCTGGTTACCAGCTAAAAACTGCTCGTAGATCTTTAAATATTCTTTTTCAAGAATGGGCTAACAGAGGAATACATCTTTGGCAAATTGCTGATGGTTACTGTACGCTCGTTGCTAATACCAATCAATACATTGCATACCGTTCGAGTGCCGATGGAACATCTACATTATTAGATAATGCAGGTGCTCAATTATTTGGTGTGGATGATGTTTTTGAAGCTTCATATAGAAACAACGCTGGGACTACTAGTCAATCAGATAGTCCATTAACTAAAATTTCAAGATCAACATATTCTTCTCTGTCTAATAAATTAGCTACAGGCCAACCTTCTCAATACTGGGTTCAAAGATTTATAGATAGAGTTACAATTACTTTATACACAACTCCAAGCTCAAGTCAGGCTGGAGACAGAGTTTTCTTTTACTACATGAAAAGAATAGATGATGTTGGGGATTATACAAATGCAACCGACGTTCCTTATTATTATGTTCCATGTATGTGCGCGGGCTTAGCTTATTATTTAAGTATGAAATATGCACCGGATAGAACACAAAATTTAAAATTACTTTACGAAGATGAATTATTAAGAGCGGAGGCAGCGGATGGTTCGGAAGCAAGTACTTACATTACACCGAAAACGTACTATCCTAGTATTTAATTATGGCTCGTTTTGCAAAAGGAAAATTCGCTTTAGCAGTTTCTGATATTAGCGGACAATCATTTCCATGGAATGAAATGGTTACCCAATGGAATGGACTATTTGTACACTATTCTGAATTTGAATCTAAACAACCTCAACTAGATCCAAAACCAAGCGCAGCGGATCCAACAGCTTTACCTACAACAAGACCACAACAACCCCCTTCAGATGCTTTAAGGTTTTTAAGTTTTAATCCTATTACAACTTTTGCAGCGGGAAGCCCTATAGTAAATGTTTTTGAGGAAAATCATGGAAGAAATCATGCGAGTTATGTTAGATTTAGAGGACCACCAGGAATTGCAGGTGCATTTAATAATATAGCTACTATTGATGGAATCACGGGAGCTCAAATTTGTGATGCTTCAGGACATAAACTTATTCCTGGAATATGGACAAGTACTACAACTACGCTGGTTGGAACGATTAATGCTACTCAAACCACTGGAATAACTTTAACAAGTTCTACTGGATTTGAAGTAGAAAGTCCTCGGACTCCAGGAAATGTTAATTTTTTTTCAGATGGAACACCTATTAATGCAATAATTATTGCAGCAGAATTAATTGCTTATACTGGTATTACTAATAACGTATTAGATGGTGTGGTAAGAGGATCTTTTTCTTCTACTGCTACAGCACATACTGCGGGCGACGCCATTAGATGTCTTCCAGATCCATTAAATAATTATAGGGTGGATACTTCCGATCAAGGTGGAACTGATACAGCAACCACTGGACAAATCGCTGGAGGAGGATATAATACATCCTCAGGACCAGTAACATTAAAAACGATAGGACCACAATAATATGGCATTTGTAGACGACGGATTCACATACGCAACTTTGACAACAGCAATTCAAAATTACTGTGAAGTAGATACTTCTGTGTTTACAGCTACTATTACAGATCAGTTTATTGGAAATGCAAGTTTAAGGTGCTTAAGAGATTTAAATATAGATGCGTATAGAGCGTCACAAGTAGGGTCACTGGTAGTTGGACAACAATATATTAATGCTCCTGCAGGATGCTTGTTTGTAAGATCTATTCAAGTGACTGAAGATGATACGACTCCTGATACTACTCAGTACTTAGAAAAAAGAGATGTTACTTTTATAAATGAATATAATAAATTTACAGACACAAGTTCTGGAAGAGGTATTCCAAAATATTATGCAATGTTTGGAGGAACTACTACAATGACAGGGGCTACAGATAGTACTTCAGGTACAATTATGTTCGCTCCATGCCCAGATAAAACATACAGTTTTCAAGTGAATTTTTCAAAAAGACCCCCTGGTTTGACAGGAAGCAATACAACCACTTATTTAAGTGTTAATTTCCCAAATGGACTCCTATACGCCTGTTTGGTGGAAGCTTTTGGATATTTAAAAGGTCCAACGGATATGTTGACTTATTACGAACAAAGATATAATAATGAGATTGAAAAGTTCGCAATGGAACAAATAGGTCGAAGAAGAAGAGACGATTATGATGATGGAACCATTAGATTATATATTGACTCGCCTTCACCTTCAAAGTAAAAGGGATTAGGAGAAAAAAATTATGGCTATAACTTCAGCAGTATGTAATACTTTCAAAGCAGAATTAATGAAAGGTGGACATAACTTTAATACATCTGGTCAAACACCAGCTGGTAACGCATTTAAACTGGCTTTATATTCATCAGCATCTGCAAACTTAGATGGTACAACAGCTCAATGGACAGTAGCTAGTACTCCAAGTGCCGATCCAACAGACACTTACGAAGTAACAACAACTTCATCTGGTTATGCTTCTGGGGGAAAAGCTTTAACTAATCTTGGTGTAACAGGTTCTTCAAGTACAACAACAAGTTATACAGACTTTGCAGATTTATCTACAGCAAACGGTACATCTTGGACTTCAGCAACTTTCACAACATATGGTTGTTTAATTTATAATACAAATGTAACGAGTGGATTTACAACTAACAGATCAGTATGCGTTGTTTCATTTGGTGGAGCTAAAACAGTTTCTAATGGAACTTTTTCTATTGAGTTTCCAACAGCAAGTACATCAGCAGCGATTCTGAGAATA